CTATCAGAGCCTCTGGATATTCTAAAGGTGGCTCCACTGTAAATGCTGCAGGTAACTACACCAAACCTGGCATGAGAAAGAAACTAGTTGCTGAAGTTAAAGCAGGATCCAAAGGTGGTAAACCTGGTCAGTGGTCTGCTAGAAAAGCTCAAATGGTAGCCAAGCAATACAAAGCTAAGGGTGGGGGCTACACATCATGAAAGCCCCACAGAAGTCTCTTAAAAAATGGACTAAGCAGAAGTGGAGAACTTCTGATGGATCTAAGTCTGAAGGTAAGAAAAGATATTTACCTGATAAAGCTTGGGACTCTTTGAGTGCGAGTGAGAAAGCTGCAACCAATGCAGCAAAAGCAAAAGGCAATGCCAAGGGTAAACAGTTTGTTGCACAACCCAAAGGTGTAGCAAAAAAAGTTAAAAAATTTAGAGCAGCAGAGGGTGGAATGGCTAAAGGTAAAAAGATGACTTGCCCAAAATGTAAGGGCGCAGGATGTTCCCATTGTGGTGGCAAAGGATACCATATGGGTATGAGTAAAGGTGGGGATACTGGAAAGAATCCCAACAAAGGAATCGCAGCACTGCGTAGAGTAGCTCCAGGTGCAGTTAAAGCTATGGGGTATAAACATGGTGGACTTACTAGGTCTACTGGTAAACTAGATACTGGCATTAAAGGATGTGAATAATGGCTTCGTATAAAGACTATAAAACTGTTGCTGCTGCTCAAAAAGCAGGATCAATGTATTTCATGGGTAAAGACGGTAAAAAGAAACTTGCTGTCACCAAAGAGCAGTTGAATGCTTGGAAGAAAAAGAATAAAGGTAAGTACACAGGTTCAGCACTTACTGCTTGGGCTAATGCTAAGGGTAAAGACATTGGCGGTAGCTCCAGTGCTCGTGCTTCTTCGCCTAAGCCAAAACTACGCCCAGGTTCACAATCTGCAGGTGCAGGATATGGTGTGATGACTAAAGCTGAAAAAGATGAAGTTGACGCAGCAAACAAAAGAATTACTAATAAGATGTCAGACGCTGAAATCATTGCAACAGCTAGACGTGCTATTAGAGATGCAGATGTATCTGACGCTAAGAAAGAACGTATTAAAAATCTAATGAAAGAGATGCAAGACGCTAGACCATCTGACAAGAGTGTTCCAGGTCGTGCTCTAGCTATAGCTCTTAAAAATACTTTCACAGGCGAAGGTCCAACAAACCCAACTGCTGTCACCAGACAGAAAAAAGCTGACAAAAAGATTACTAAGGATTCTTCTAAAAATCCTGACAAATATAAGTCTGGTAATTCTAAAGGCGGTATGGCTAAGAAAAAGTCAGGTTATAAGTCAGGTGGTATGGTTGACATGAGAACAACAGGATTGTTTAGAAAATGAGACTAGAAGGTGATAAAGTCCTTGGTCCTCGTGGAGATGTTCTTGCTCAAAAGATTCGTGGTACTTGGCACACTAAAGAAGCTAAAGTCTTAGAATTTATTAAAGAGCAAGAATCTGCTCCTAAGAAAAAGGCACCCAAGAAAAAAGCTAAAGTAGAAGAAGAGTTGGTGATGGAACGTGCTCGTGATGAGAACGGTCATTTTATTGCAGATGATCCTGATACTGAAGTAAATGAGGCTTGGGTAGTTAAAACTATAAAGAAGGTCACTAAGAAGAAATGACTCAGTACTCAATAGGTAAACCTGCTCGTAGAAAATCTGTTTGGGGTCATAACACTGGCACCACAACAGAGGATGTATACACTTGCCCTGCTAACTGCATAGCAGAAGTTACCTATATTATTGTGAATAACTCTGGTGGTAGCACAAATTCAGTAAGCGTTAAGTGGTATGATTCTTCAGAAACTTACGCTTCTGGTTTTGTTGAGGGCAAAAGTTTAAATGCTGGTGACTTCTTAGAGTTTAACAATATTGACATTGTTCTTGAACCAGGTGACAAGATTCAATTAACACCAACATCAGCAGGGCATATTGATTCTATTGTTACTTTAACAGAGACCTTTGTACCAGTCGGGTAGCGGGGTTGCATTTTTTATAGTAGTGTGTTATAACTAACAACATATAACTAATCTCCATAAGGTCATAAGACCTGACTTAACAATATGGAGATACTACTATGAAAAAATTCTTTGAAAGATTAATTGAAGCAAGACAAGCCCAAGCAAATGCTCGTATTGCTGAGATGCACCTCTGGAGAATGTCAGACAGAGAACTTAACGATCTAGGTATTGGTCGTGGTGACATTAAAAGAATAGTTCGTGGCGACACACTATAAATACAACACACAAGGAAACACACACATATGGAAAAATATACTTCAAATCCTTATCAAATACGCACAGACCTTTTGGCTATGTCAAAAGAGATGTTAGACAAAACATATGACACACAGCTTCAACTAGCATACGCAGCTATGGAGCAGTACAAAGACAATGCTGAACTAGCTTTAGAAGCTTGGAAGAAGTACATCCCTACGATGTACACACCTGAAGAAGTTAAGAAGCAAGCAGAAACATTATACGAGTTTGTAGTCAATAAAAAATAAAGTCTAATGAGTCTTTGGGAGGAGGCGAATGGACCCTGTTACAATAATTTCAGGTGCGACAGTCGCCTTCAATGCCCTCAAGAAAGGGTTTGCTGTAGGTAAAGATCTACAAGACATGGGTAGCCAACTAACTAAGTGGGCAGGTCACATGTCTGATTTAGGTCAAGCTGAAAAGCAAGTTAAGAACCCTCCTTGGTGGAAATCACTGAGTGGCTCTGTAGAGGCCGAAAGTTTGGAAGTTTTCGCTGCGAAGCGTAAAGCAGAGGCCATGAGAAAAGAATTGAAGGATTATATATCTTTCACGATGGGACCATCAGCTTGGGATGAGCTAGTAGCAATCGAGGCTAAGATTCGTAAGCAAAAGAAAGAACAAGAGTATCGTAAAGCAGAACTACAAGAAGCAATAATTACTTGGACTGTAACTAGTTTGTTGTTGTTAATAGGGTTTGGTGCTTTTGGATTTATATTATATATGGTGACATAATGGCTAGAAACTTAACAGAAAAACAACAGAAGTTCCTTGATGTCCTCTTTGACGAGGCTAAAGGAGATCCTGTAGCAGCTAAGAAACTAGCAGGATATGCTGAAGGTGTTTCTACTTCAGGTATTGTTAATGCCTTGACAGATGAGATTGCAGACCTTACAAAGAAGTTCATAGCACAATCGTCTACTAAAGCTGCTTATACTATGTTCTCTGTTATGGCTGACCCTACTGATCTAGGTGTAAAAGAAAAGATGTTAGCAGCTAAAGATATTTTAGATCGTGCAGGATTTACAAAAACAGATAAAGTAGAAGTAAAAGCTTCAGAGCCTTTATTTATTCTACCAGCGAAAGAAGATGAGTAAAAGAGCTTCAACAGCACCACACCCGACAAAAGTAGACTGGCAGATACCATTGCAAGGAGAAAACGGAGAATGGTATCCTGTTATAAGAGTAGGAAGACACGTACCATTTGGTTACAAACAGGATGAAGAAGACGAAATGCTTCTTATCCCTATCCCCGAAGAACTAGAACTTTTAGAAAAAGCAAAGAAGTTTCTTCAAGATTACAGTGTTAGACAAGTAGCTCGTTGGTTGTCTGATCAGTCTGGAAGAGAAATCTCACATGTAGGGTTATATAAACGTGTCAGAATGGAAGAAAAAAGGCGTAGAGCGTCCAGCAACTACCGCCAGTATGCCAAAAAGTATAAAGAAGCGGCAAGGAAGAGCCAGAAGATCGAAGAAGAAAGACTTGGTGGAAAGCACACCAGAACTCTCGCCACAGACGATGAGTACATCGAACTCAGAGATGGAGAGTGTTGCCCCTTCTGCGGTCAAACAAAAGGTGATCTTCGAGCCAAACCCAGGGCCGCAGACTAGGTTCTTAGCAGCTACAGAACAAGAGGTACTTTATGGTGGAGCAGCAGGTGGTGGTAAGTCGTACAGTTTGGTTGCAGACCCAGTTAGGTATTTTGCGAATTCACATGCACGAATGCTACTTGTTCGGAGGTCTACAGAAGAGCTTAGAGAACTTATTTCTGTAAGTAAGCAGCTTTATCCTCAGGCCATCCCAGGTATCAAGTTCATGGAAAGAGATAAGACTTGGGTTGCCCCTAACGGTGCCACACTATGGATGTCATATCTTGATAGAGATGATGACGTTATGAGATACCAAGGCCAAGCCTTTAACTGGATTGGGTTTGACGAACTTACACAGTGGCCTACACCATACGCTTGGAACTACATGAGGTCACGTCTTCGTTCAACAAAAGCCTCAGGCTTACCGTTGTATATGAGAGCTACCTCCAACCCAGGAGGCCCAGGTCACCAATGGGTTAAAAAACATTTTATTGACCCTAGTGTACCAGATAAATCCTTCTGGGCTACAGACGAAAATGGAGAGGTCATTAAATGGCCCAAAGGCCATAGTCGAGAGGGTGAGCCACTATTCAAGAGGAAGTTTATACCAGCCACCCTCTTCGACAACCCTTATCTGTCTGAGGATGGAATGTATGAAGCCAACCTTCTATCTTTGCCTGAACATCAACGAAGACAGTTGCTTGAAGGTGACTGGGATATTAACGAAGGAGCAGCTTTCCCAGAGTTTAGCAGACGCATCCACGTTGTTGACCCATTCGATATACCAAGTAACTGGGTTCGTTTCAGAGCTTGCGATTATGGGTATGGATCTTATACTGGTGTAGTCTGGTTAGCAGTTGTTCCAGGATCTGAACAGCTAGTAGTATACAGGGAGTTATATGTTTCTAAGATAATAGCTACCGACTTGGCTGACATGATCCTGGACATAGAACGAGATGAGAAGGTAAGATATGGAGTTCTTGACTCTTCTCTTTGGCATAATCGTGGTGATACTGGCCCTAGCCTTGCTGAACAAATGATTATTAGAGGGTGTAGATGGAGACCTGCAGACAGATCAAAAGGATCTCGTGTAGCAGGAAAAAACGAACTACACAGAAGATTACAAGTAGACGAGTTTACAGAGGAACCAAGACTTGTCATATTTTCTAATTGCACTAATCTTATATCTCAGCTTCCCTCTATTCCTCTAGATAAAAGAAACCCTGAGGATGTAGATACAAACTCTGAAGACCACCTATATGATGCTCTAAGATACGGAATAATGACACGCCCAAGAAGCAACATATTTGATTTTGATCCTACTTCGCAGAGAACAGGATTTCAAGCTTCAGACCCAACATTCGGTTATTAAGGAATACCTATGGAAGAAGATGACATTTATGAATCAGAAGAACTCTACATGGATGACGCAGAGTCTTCTTTTGTAGAAGATAAAAAAGATTCAGAGGGTCAAGATGACCCTACTGTAGGGACTGTTGTTACCTTCATAGAAGAAAAGTTTTCTCGTGCTGAGAAAGCTAGGTACTCTGATGAGCAGCGTTGGATTAAATCATATCAGAACTACAGAGGCATATACGGACCTGATGTTCAATTTACTTCTACAGAAAAGTCTCGTGTCTTTGTCAAAGTAACTAAGACTAAAGTTCTTGCAGCTTATGGTCAGATTGTAGACGTTCTCTTTGGGTCTAACAAATTTCCTATTTCTGTTAATCCTACTACTCTTCCAGAGGGTGTGGCAGACACTGTAAACTTTGAAACTAACGAACAAAACAGAAAAGCTAACGAACCAGATCTTGCCCCTGAGGATATGAGACTACAGCCAGGTGAGACTATTATTGATTTGCAAGAACGTCTTGGCGGTCTACGTAGAAAGTTAGAGCCAGTAGCTGACCTAGTAGAAGAAGGTCCAGGTACAACACCAACAGAGATTACTTTCCATCCTGCAATGGTTTCTGCTAAGAAGATGGAAAAGAAAATTCATGACCAACTAGAAGAGTCTAATGCTAAGAAGCAGTTGCGTACTGCAGCATTTGAATGTTCTTTATTTGGTACAGGTGTTATGAAAGGTCCGTTTGCAGTAGATAAAGAATACCCTAACTGGACAGAAGACGGTGAGTATTCTCCTACTATCAAAACTGTTCCTCAGACATCTTCTGTTTCTATCTGGAACTTTTACCCTGACCCAGATGCTAACAACATGGACGAAGCAGAGTATGTTGTAGAACGTCACAAGATGTCTCGTTCTCAAATGAGAAGCTTAAAGAACAGACCGTTCTTCCGCAGCAATGCTATTGATACTGCTATTGAAATGGGTGAGTCCTACACAAAAGAGTGGTGGGAGCAAGTCATGGAGGATGCAGACCAAGAAACTAAATCAGAAAGATATTCTGTTTTAGAGTTCTGGGGTTACGTTGACACAGACATTCTAAAAGATCACGATGTAGACATTCCTAAAGAATTGAAAGATCAAGACCAAGTTTCAGTAAATATCTGGATTTGTAATGGTCAAGTTCTACGTCTTGTAATGAATCCGTTTACACCTTCTATACTTCCGTACTATGCAGTACCGTATGAAGTTAACCCTTACTCATTCTTTGGGGTAGGTATAGCGGAAAATATGGATGATACACAGAGCCTTATGAATGGGTTTATGCGTATGAGTGTAGATAATGCTGCACTTTCGGGTAACCTGCTTATTGAAGTAGATGAAACCAATTTAGCACCTGGTCAAGATCTTTCTATCTACCCAGGTAAAGTCCTGAGAAGAATGGGGGGAGCACCAGGACAGGCCATCTTTGGCACCAAGTTCCCCAACGTATCAAATGAAAATATGCAAATGTTTGATAAGGCTCGTGTTCTGGCTGATGAAAGCACTGGGTTCCCTTCTTTTGCTCACGGTCAAACTGGCATTCAAGGTGTGGGCCGTACGGCATCTGGTATTAGTATGCTTATGTCTGCTGCCAATGGTTCTATACGCACTGTTGTAAAGAACATCGATGATTACTTGCTAGGCCCACTAGCTAAGTCTTTCTTTCATTTTAATATGCAGTTTGACTACGACTCAGAAATCAAAGGTGATTTAGAAGTTAAAGCTGAAGGTACTGAGTCCTTGATGGCTAACGAAGTACGTAGCCAACGTCTAATGCAATTTCTTGGTGTTGTACAGAATCCAGTACTTGCACCTTTTGCTAAAATGGATTATATTATTAGAGAGATTGCTAAGTCTATGGATCTTGATCCTGATAAACTTACAAACTCAATGGGTGACGCAGCAATTCAAGCTGAGATCTTAAAGAAATTCCAAGCAGAAAATCCACCTGAGGTTAACCCTAATGCACCACAGCAAGGGGTTCCTCAACCTCAAGGACCACAGCAGGGGGCACCTGCAGGAGTTCAGGTACAAGATACCTCAGGCTCTGGTGGCGGTCAAATGGGTACAGGAACAGTTCCTCAACCAGGTGAGCAAGGTTTCTCTGCTAACACAGGACAAGGTTAAGGATGAGCCTTAAACTATTAGTAAACAACAAAGACATCTGGGAAGCATTCCTAGAAGAACTTGATTCTAAAATTGAACGTGTTCATGTTCAAATGGAACAAGCACTAACACCAGAAGACTTCTACAGATTACAAGGACATGCTACTTGTCTTCGTAGATTAAAAAAACTTAGGGATGAAGTGAATGGTTAGAGAGACCTCACCAAGACCAAAGCTAAGACCAGAAGGTTTTGGCGTTTCAGAACAAACTGAAAGAATGCTTGAACCTGAAGGGGATCCTGTTTCCCCTACAGAAGTTATGAAGACTGGTCTCACTGAAGAAGTTATGGGTAAAACCCAAGACTATGTTGACAACCCACCACCTGAACCTAAAAAAGATCCGTTAGCTTTTGCTGCTGAAAAAGGTTATGTTAAAGCTATTAAAGGGCCAGAAGAAAAAGAAAAGTATATTAGTAATCTTAATGTGGGTACTAAAGAAGGTAATCAAACAGTAAGAAAAATGTTTGAGAATATCTTGGGTAAAAACCCAGACTGGGATCCTCTTTTAGTAAACTGGTGTGCTACATTTGTAAGTGACGTACTAGATAATCTTGGTGCAGACCCTCTAAAAACAAATGATAGGTACGATAGGCTTAGAGCTAGGAAGTACGTAAAGTATGGATCTCCTGTTGAAAGAAAAAATATTCAACAAGGGGATATTGTTGTCCTTGATTTTCCTAGAGACTCAGAAGGTAATATAACTTTTGGCCCTGGTGGAAAAAGAGATGGTGTCGGAGACCACGTAACTTTTTATGTAGGCGATAAGAGTTCAGCTAATAAAGATGGGTCAGGTTACATTGGTGTTCTTGGTGGGAACCAAGGCTATAACAGCGAGATTGGTATTGCTGAGTACCCTGAAGAAAATATTTTAGCTGTTCGTAGAATTACTTATGATGATGTTGACTACGAGTTTACAGAAGCTCTAGCTAAGGATAACCCAAACTTTAAAGCTTTCCTAAAGAAAGAAGGTGAAGGGTTTGACATGAAGTCTTTAGAAGAGAACCCTATGTCTCCTTCTAACACACCAATGACAAGCAGACCCCAAGGGTTTGATGAAGGTGGTCTAGCAGAGAATGATAACCTAGATTTAGCTAGATCATATGGTGTTACTGTTGTTGACCCAGAAGAAACAGATCAGACACTTAAAGCTTTTGGTAAAGCTGCTATAGAAAGTATTCCAGGTATTAGTACAGCAGCTACTATCAGAGACATTAAAGAAGAGCTACAAGAAGAAGATCCTAGTTGGGGTAAGATTGGTTTACTTGCTGCAGGTGAAGTAGTTGGTATGGTTCCTGGCCTTGGTGATGCTGCACAGAACATGGTTCGCCAAGGTGTCAAAAGATTTA